GCCTTCAATCCAACAACATCAACCTGAATGACTGTGCCTGCCATGATCTGCCCATGATACAACTAACGTTTGCGTCGCATCCGTTCCGCACGATCTGCGATGTAGTCCCACATTGTTGCGATCATCAGATCACCAGCCGCAAGCAAATCTTGCGGGGCGATACCTGTTTCAACTGCTAGGGCGGCAATCTGCCAGTGCGCCGAACTGCGCCCTAACTTTCCAAAGGGGTAGCACCTTCACTATCGGTTCGCGCTTCCACTGTCTTGACAGTGGAAACCCAATCGGGTTTGAACTTCAGACTGGTCTTGCCCATACGCTTTTCAGCGTGCCATGCAAGCCATGCCAAGTCAGTCAACTTCATATCGTTTTCAAACTTGACAACGCTTTTCCCTGACTCACTTTCAAACATGATGAAGTCAATGAAGATTGCATCAACGTCAGCACTCTGACCGTTGACGAATTCAACACGCAATGGGATTTGCATTTGTTATACCCCTTCGGTAGTTATGTTGAAATTATGAAAGCGACTTGGTAAGCGTGCCGCCCGTGAACGTCAACGTGATGGGCGAAGTCGCACCAACATCCGTCGCGTTGATCGGCGAATGCGAAGCCAAGTAAGCACCAACGATTGAATACCCAGGGTTCGTTGCGCTTGTCGCCTCACCCTTGATCGGCTTCAGCGAAATGCTGGTGGTGGTTCCGACAAGCGGGAAGATCGTGGCTTCCACTTCACCTGCCGCGAAGTCCTGATACAGCGTGACTTCAACGGTGTTGTTCTGGATACCACCGACGAACGCGCGGTTGCCGCCCATCACAGTTGCTTCCTGCTGTTCAACCTCATAGGTCAACACAACGCTGTTGGCGCGATCACTCAGATCAACATCGTTGATCAGAAGTTGAACGTTCTTGAAAGCGATAATTGCCATGATTATTCCTCAACCTTCGGTTGCCTGTCGTTGTCTTTCTTGGAAACTTTGCTACCAATTTCAGCGATATGACCGCCTTCAAGTAACGCTTGAATATTAGCACCAGCAAGATCGTTTTCGTCAACGGTGTCACCCTGCTTGTGATGCGCCATCTTGTGTGAAACAACTTTGAACTGCGTCATGTGTTTTCCTATCCGTTCACTGTGACATCAACAGACATCTGCAAGAAGTCCTGATCCTGTGCGTTGACACTGCTGATATTGATACCCGATGTTACCGTCAGCGATTGCGCTACGCCACCTAGCGTCTCATCACCTTCCAGGGCGGCGCGCACAGACTTCGCCCCTGAGTAAGCCAAGAACTGATCCAGGGTTTCAAATGCCCGATCATCGGTGTACCTGCCGACGATGACAAAGCAGGTGCAGTCATAAATAACCAGACCGCCAGCCATTGCGCCGTGATAATTGATGCGGTTGATTACAGGGAACCCGACAGGGGGAACCAGTTGCGAAGGCTGATAGTCAAAGGTGCGCAAGCCACTGATCGTGGCAAGACGGTTCTTCAAACCCAGCATCACCTGCGATGGGGTAGCCGCCATCAGGCAATCCCAAGTTTCCGATACTGGTTCAACATATCCCGCACATCGGGGTCAACCGCACGCACCTGGATAGCCATGTCAGCGAAACCGACAACACCCAGCGCGGCGTTATATCGCGCAAATCCGCGCATAGACAACAGCACGCAGGCTTCCCGCACATCATCAGGAACAGCCGACCAACCCCACACACCATTGATCTGCGCTGACGGAAGCAACGGAACCGAATACAACGGGAACGTCTTGCCACCAATCGCGGTGATCATCCGATATGGGAACCCCGTGATCGCCACATCCAACGGTTCCAACTGATAATCAGTTCCAAGAACCCAGGTATCTTCAAACGTACCATCACCGTCATCATCTGTTTTCAGGGTGGTGATACTGACAAGATCGTTCTGCAACGGCAACTGATACAGCGTCCAGGCATACAGGCTGACAGTCGCAGACTTCTGATAGAAGAACCTTCCGCAGTATCCGTCAATGCGACGCGACGCACCTTCAATGGCGTTTTCCAGAAGCGCATCATCTGCGGTATCGGCAACCCCGATACGCAACGCACTTTTCACTTCGCTCAGTGTGCAATAGCCATTGGTGATCGCCATTAGTTATGCCTTCTTCCGTTTGCGCGGGCGCGGCATAATAGCGCGCTCATCCGCAGGCTGAACAGTCGCAGTATCAACTTCATCGGCAACAACATCCACCTTCTTCAACAGCGCATCAATCTGTGCGACGCGATCCATCTTGCCACGACGAACATACCCTTCGCGTTCAGCAAGCAACGCATCAATCAGTTTCTTTTCCATGTTCAAATGTTACTTCCTGCATGACGCGAAAAGGGGCGGGGTTTTCACCCCGCCCCAGATCGCGTTGATCACTATCGTCAGAACGACGGGGTAATCAATCCAGTCCCACCCACAAGTGAGAAGGCATTGGGGTAGCGGTTTGCGGTGAAGGCGGCGTAACCGTAGACAATCATCTGAACGTCAAGTTCCGCACCCTTCGGTTGCTCAAAGCGCAACATCATCGGCGAACCATCGCCCTGTTCCCACAGGTGAAGTTCCTGCGTGTTTCCGATGATGATGACATCTTCGTTCGCACCCACACCGTTGGTGATGGTGACATTGGCATCCGTGACCACAGGAAGTCCCGCGATCGTGTAGCCGCTGTTTCCATACACAACCGAACCCTGACCAACAGCGACGCTGTTGAACGCGCCGTTTCCAACGGGAACGGCAAGCGGGCGGTTGCTGTTGTCAAGCGCGGCGAGGATCCACGCAAGACGACGGGGATGCATGATGATGACGTTCGGACCACCGAAGAAGTTGGTCTGAATGCGCTGAACGCTGTCCAACAGTTTCGGATACAGTTCGCCAACGGTCGGGCTGGCATCCGTGTAGGTGACAACCTGCGTGATCGCGCTGACCGTGCTGGCGACAAGTGCGCTGTCCAGTGCCGTGTGATACGCAGAAACCAGGTCTGCCATCACAAGACTGTCAACACCCGTGCCACGCTCAAGTGCCTGACGCGAAACGTTCTGCTGACCAGCGTATGTGTTCACGTTGATCGTAAGAAGCGTGTCATCCATGTTGGTCTCAGACACAGCCGCACCCTCAGACTGCGCAGTGACACTGGAACCAGTGGTCACCTTGCTGATGTTCAGGGTGAGTCCCGAAGCAGGCAGTTCGTGCTTGCGCGCGATGTCTGCAACGGGGCGACCTGCACGCGCGAACGGCGCGGCAAGATCCGTCAGGTACTGCGGGACGACAAGACCAGCAAAGTTTGCGCTGGTCACATCGCGACGTTCAACCTTTTCCTCATTCATGTGGCGGGCGAGACGCTCACGCGCCGCGAAGTCGCCATTGAACTGTGCGTTGTACGCATCGGCAATGAACGAATGCTGGCTGTGCTTCGTGTAAGTGCGAGCCTCGCTCACAACCTTCGTTGCAACATCAGCAATCTGGTTCTTCGCGCGAAGATCAGCCGCTTCCTTAGCACGCTTTTCAAGTTCGTCGTGACGCTCAATCTGCGCGTCCAGGTCACGAACCTCATCCAGTGCCTTAGCAATTTCGGCATCCTCAGTGGTGGTCAAGTCACGCGCCTCATTCTTAGCGGCGGCAACCAGACCTTCGGCGCGGGCAAGAACTGCGTCGCGCTTCTCAATCAGTTTGTCTTTCATAATTCACCTTTCGGGAATGGTTGGGATAGTTGCGCCTAGTGCGATCCCAAGTGCGCCCGAATGGGGCGCGGCTCAATCGCGGCTGTGCCGACGCGCCAATGCGATTTGCGCGGAACGCAAACGCACGGGTGCGCTATTTACAACGGTAGCGACTTCTTGCGCGTTCTGTCCACTGCGGATTTCAGCAACGGTTTCTTCATAGGCGGGGAACGTCACAACCGACACATCAAACAGTTGCACTTCTTTCAGTTCACGCACCGACCTGTCAGCGTTCCAACTATCCTTCACCGTGCGGAAAGCAAACGACATCTGCGAAATATCGCCACGCTTCATCGCCGAAATGACCCGTGCCGCATCGGGATTGGCGGGGTCAAGGGTGGCTTCCACACGAAGTCCACGATCATCTTCTTCCAGCATCAACGTCCCAGACTTGGTGCGCGCAAGCGGTACGCCCTCATGATCAATCAACAGGCGCACATCAGCACCGTCGTTCAACGTCTTGGCAAACGCGCCGCGACGCACGAATTCAACGAACGGCATCGGTTCTGAGGGGCTATCAAAGACTGACGCATATCCGATCAGTTTGTTTCCGTCACCGACCTGGCGTGCTTCCAGCGTCGTGAAAGCGATTGAACGCTTTTCGTTTTCTTCCTTGACGCACCAGCGCACTTCTTTTAGGTCAGCCATAGTTGGTGATAACTTTACATCTTCCGCGACGTTCTCGCTACGCGCTTCCGCTTCAGCATCCAACTGTGCAACGATCCGTTCGGCATAAGCCTGTGCGCGGCGTGCGCTGACTTTCGTAGACCCGCCACCCCACAACAGCATTGCCACTAGACCTGGCGTGATCTCATCACCTTCCACAGCATCCAGATCAACCGTATGGCGGGCGATCCAGGCAGGGATCTTGCGCCACTTGGTTTCGCTGATTTCCCCTGCCGCCATCCTGCGAGCATCGGCAACAGTTGCTGGAACCAGACCATCGCCCGACAGACCCTGTTCATGCAGACGCAGACCACGACGCGCGGATGCGCGCATGAATTCTGGTGCGCTCAAATCCACTTGACGCAATTCAACATTGGCGGCTTCCTCAGCAGGTTCGCCATCGGATGCAAGCAGATCTTCGCGGATGATCCACAACTTGCAGATACCTTCAGGGGCAATGTCGCCTGAAACGATTTCGCACCCGCGCCCACCTTCGTAGAACACACAATTCGCGCAGACCATTCCACTATCCGCAAACGGTGATTGTGCTACATAGTGCGCGCCGTTCGCGCCAGTGCTTTGATCCCATTTGCCGAATTCGTCAGCAATCTTTTCAAATAGGTCATACATCGCACCCTGACGCGGCGTGATACCCATTTCTTCCTGTTCTGCCAAACCTTCAAGCATTTCTTCGGTGTCGTCAGATGGTTCTTCCATCTCAGGCTTTTCGCCCTCAGGTTCTTCCATCTCGCCCATCGGCATCAACTGACGCTGACCGACTTCACCCAACGGTTCCAATCCTTCAGCAAGCGACATCGCAACCATCCGATCAATCGCATCCTGCTTTGTGGTATAGCAAGAAAGTGTTTCATACCCGCCATCTTCACGCAGGACAACAGCCGCCCAATTGGAACAATCAGGTTGGTTCTGCGAAATTCCGTAAGGCATACAAATCAATCCACATCAGGTGTCATAATGCGCAGGTCAGCAGTCCCGACCTGTGAAGTCACAATGCCATACATTTTCTGTTTGATCGGCAGGAAGAATTCATGTGGTGCGCTGTGCTTTTCAAGGGGCATACCGTTTGACGTTGTAACAGTGCTATCGCCGACATACACGGTCGCGCTATTGACAATCTGAAGATAGATGTATCGGTTCTGGTCATCTTCGTTGACAATAAGTGTTGGCGTAGTTCCAACCGTGACCTGCGTTGTTTTCATATTTTATCCAATCAATGCCAATACTTCAGCGTCATCGTTTTCTGCTACCCATTCAATGTTAGCCACAGCCTGTGCGGTAATCATATGGATCGTTGCAGATGCTTGCGCCAGGATTGTCGTGGGTTGCCGCTGTGGTTCCTGTACCTGTTGCGGTTGTTCTTCCGTTTTCTGTATTGGTTCAGGGCGCAGTGCGGATTGAACAAAGCCTTGCGGAAGTCTGCGCCCGCCGCCGCCTGACGGTCGGCGTACTGGTGTCACAGTCGCTGTCGCTGAAGCAATGATTGCGCCCAGTGGTGCAATCATCACACCTTCGCCCGAAGGCACAACTATTCCTTCGGCTGTGATAGTCGCACCTGGTATGACTGTTGCGCCTGTGGCAGTGATGACAACCAATGCTGATGCTGATGCTGTAATTGAACCCAGACCCGCCGAACCACCTGCGTTGTGTGCAATCTGTGCATTTAGTTGCGCGCTGATTTCACCAAGTTCCGCAGATCCAGAACCGATGTGATCAACAACGGCAGACGCAGACGAACCAAGCGCACCCAATGGCGCAGACGCAATACCCGTCTGCACGATCTCGCCAGTGGCAGATGCGGAAACAGAACCCAGTGCAGATGCGGCAACGCCGCCAACTGAAACAACTGCAACCGCTGAACTAGATGCCGAACCAAGCACCGCAGATGCAGTGCCTTCCATCGGGAAGTTCTCGCCCCCTAACCCGACCAGGGGATCATTTAGTGCGCTGACATCCAGCGTGAAGCGGCTGAATGCCATGACTGACTACGAAGCCAGGGTGAGTGAAACCGTCAGACTTCCCGAAGGGATAGTGAACGTATCGCCAGCCGAATATGCATTAGCGGTAATCGTTCCAGAAAACAGGAAGTTGCCAGATGTGCTGGCATCCCACGCGCTGAAGAACGTTGCATCCTGCGATCCCGCGATGTTCGTCCACGACACAGCCGCATCACTAGTCAGAACGCCGCCGCTTGCCGCACCGAACGATGCCGCCTTGCGCGTCGTCTCAGTCGCCGTGTTCGCAGTTCCAGTGCTTGACGGATCGCCAACGTGCAGTTGCACATACACAGTCGCGACTGCGAAGGAACCGTTGTTGCCAACAGCGTCAAGAAGTTCGTTCGCCAAGTATTCGGAAAGTCCAGTAGCCATCAGTCAACCCTTTCATCAATGATCTGCACGATGCGACCATCGGCATCACGTTCAACCCTGCGACGGATCA